CTGAAATGGCTGCTGCAGAATGCCGCGAATGGCAAGCGCGTGCATCGTGTCGCCATCACCGAGACAGCATCCAATGAATTCGCCGAGTTCCCGGACCCTGCACTGCAACCCCAATTCGATGTGCCCGGTCGCAAGTTCGCTGCGGTGGCTAATGCGCATCCGGACAAACCACCCATCTGGCAAGGGGCAGACTGCAAATGGCTGAACTGGTGGCCGCAACTGGATGCTCAGGGTGTCAAGGTCGAGTTTCTCTGTCCAGTGTTTAGACGCTAGATAAATAGAAGGCCAAAAGCGCGATAAATCGATTTTTTCCACAACCATCCGGGGAAAATCGAAGAAGGCCGCGGAAGAGTGTTCCGTGTGGCGGAAAGCGCCGGAACGGCGTTTTTCTGGTCAGGCCAGGGCGCGCCCAAGATGGTCCTGGATGATCTCTAGGACCTCCTCGCGCAGGGTGTCCGGGATTCGACCGTCGCGGCTGACCGGCAGGTATGACCGCTTTGGGATGGCAGCGGGGCCGGGACGCATGCCGGCGGTTCCACCGAACTGGTGGATGGCGGCGTAAACATTGCCGGCGCCGACCTCGGCACTGTCTCGGGTGGCTCGACTGTCGACGCTGGCGGCCAGTCCGCCGTCGCGCTGCAGGATGGGGCTGGCCTCGCCACCTCTACCACCCTTACTCCGCTCGCGGTCCACATATGCTGGCGTCAGGGATTCCCAAGGCGCTCCGAACGGCGAGCGCTGGCCCTGGAAGGCGTCCTCGGTGTGGTTGCGTAGCGCCCTGGCGATATCCTCCATCGCGGGGGTCGGGTCCGCTACTGTGGCTCGGAGCGCGGCGAGCTTGCGCCTTGCGTCGGCGTCGTCGATATCGACACGGACGTCGATGCTGCCTGCCATTTACTCGCGCCCCTCTGCCAGTGCCTCCAGGCGCTCGCGCCCGGATCGCCCCGGATTGTAATCCCATCCCAAGTCGGCCATGAGCGTCTCGCGGCCGTGGCCGGTACGCGACGGGACGGAGACGCCGCGGCGGATGCGGGTTTCGGTGGTCTCTCCGGTGCGGGGGTCGACCAGCGGCTTGCCCTCATACTCCATCGTCTCGATCTGGGCGTCCGACTCGACCTTGAGGCCGCGGCGCTCGACTTCGCGCGCGGACAGATTGCGTGCGCGGCAGCGGCAGTTGAAGCCGTTTGGCGGTGCGATGATATCCCACGCCGGGTCGTCGAGCCGGAAGACGCGGTTATGCAGCGCTGCATGGCTGGGCCGGGTGCGGCTGTCCATCACGGCGATGTACTGGACATAGGGCGCCCGGTCGATCTCCGCGTCGAACTGGCGTTGGCGCCCGGCCATGTAGGCGGTCTGGAGGTTGGTGCGGTAGATGGTCTGGAGGCGCCGCACGCTGCCGGCCTGGTAGAGCTGGGCCTCGCCGGTGACCGGGTCCACGTCGACCTGTTTTCCCCACCATCCTTTGCGTTGTAGCGTGCCGACGAGTTGCTCACGGAACCAGCGCTCCGTCTGGCCTTCGGCGAGCGCCTGTTCAACGGCGCCGCGGATGTCGGACAGGATGTCTTGGCGCGCCAGCTTTGCGACCGTAAAGGCGTGGTCGTGCGCCTCGCGCTGCATCTCCCACCAGTTCCAGGTGAGCCGATAGCCTTTGTCCTCAAGGAGCGCGAGGGCGCGCTCGGGGGTGAGCTGGAAGAGTGCTGCGAGACCTGGGTCAGCCACGGCGGCAGGCGATTGTGTTGCGATCAAAAACGCCAGGCAGCTTGTTTAGCCTGATCTCAATCTCCACCCCGTTGAGGGTAAAGGTGCAGCTCGGGTCCTCTCCTGCATCGAGCAGCGATCCAAAGTTTTGCAGGTTATCAGCGAGCCAGTTCTTGGCGGGCTGCTTAAGGTCTGCGATCACTTCCGTGGCCCCTTCGCCCGCCTGCGGCGGATCATCTCGACGTTGACCAGCCCGACGCCGCTGACAACATCCTCGGGCAGCAGGGCGTCCCCGCAGTGCGGGCACACCGGGGTCAAATGCCGGCTCGACCACGCCTCATCCAGCACCTTGGTCGCGCGCCGACGCAGCGTCCGCTCCTCGGCCTCTTTGATGGCGCGCTCTCTGCTTTCGAGATTTTTCGCCGCGTTATCGAATGCCTCGGCAAGGATCGCGAAGGCGTCGAACCCTTCCACATCGCGCTCGCAATCACGGCACCAGATCCGGCGCTCGACGTTGTCGTAGCTCAGGGCCTTGTGTTTGCATGCTTCGCGACCGCGCCGCGTGAATCCGCGCGAAACGCGGACATCCCCGATGTCGACGACATTGACCCCGTAGGGGAAAGTCTGCTGGTCGATGGGTTCGTGACTCACATCCCCTCCGGCCGAGCCGCTTCCAGGCGGCCGATCGTCTCGGCCGCGATGATCGAGCGCTCCACGAGCGCAACCATCGCGCTGTCATCGAGCGCCGGATACCAGGTGTCGAGTCGCGCGAGGACCTCCTCGGGAGTAAGCCCGTTCTCAAGCTCGCGCAGCACCGGTGCCAGCAGGGTCTCCATCAACGGATCCCATCCGGGGTCGCGATCTCCTTCGGCGTCGACCATCGCTTGTGGCGAGCCCGGCATGGCGGCCTGGCGCAGTGCCGCAAGTCGGGTTGCGGCGGTGTCGTCGCGTGCGACCGTCTCGTCCTTTTCCATCTTCGCCTCGCCATCGGCGTCGTCTTCGTTGACCTCGCCGGCCTGCCCTGTCGGCGCCGGCAGCTGCGGCTTCGGCGTGCCTTTGAGTTGCTCCTCGCCGTCGGAGGCGATCGGGATCCCGGTCTTCTCGTGCAGCCACCACAGCGGGATCTTGGCCCCCAGGTCGACAAAGATCGGAAGCGACTCCGCCAAGGTCTTGAAGTCCTCGGTCTCGTCGGTTTCCAGATACCAACGCGGCGCGCGCCGCCGATCCACGATGCCGAAATTCAGGGCCGCCATGGGCCACAGTAGGTCGCGACGAATCGTCTCCGCGTATTGCCGTGCGTCGCTTGCGATCAGGCTATTAAGCCCCTCTTGGTGCACGGCGCCGAGCGCATAGGCCCCGCCTCCGTCGGTCCCGGTGGTGAGTGTGCCGCCGAGGATGGCCTTGGTCTTGGCGCGCTCGCACCAGGCGATCATGGTGTGATGGCTGTTGCCGTCTGCCTTGGCGGCCTCGAGGTACTCGATCGCCATCGACTCGGGGATGATGCCCGCCGCCGAATGTCCGAGCGACGTGACCGCCCGCAACAGCGTGCTCTTCTCCTTCTCGCTGGCGCCGCGCGGGTACTTGCCCAGCCGGGCCGGGATGCCGAGGATTTCGAGCAGCTCCGCCAGATCCCCGAGCGCGTAGTTCTGGAAGAGGTACGGCCACACGAGCACTCGATGCAGCCCCACGCGGGCCAGATAACCCGAGCGCGCCCGGTGCCGGTGGTTCAGCCAGCCGAGCGGCCACAGCTCTTCGCCGTCCACCGTGCCGTTGCGCAGGCGGATCTCTCGCGGGCGCTCCGGCGCGGTCTGGAACCACGTGTGATCCTGCCAGATCGGTTGCTCCGGGACCCGATAGGCGCCGTCTCTGCCCCACGGCAATTCCATCTGCACCCAGCCATGCCCGATCGCGTCGCCGAGATCCAGCACCATGCCGGCGACATCCAGCCCGGAGAAGACCTCCGCCGCTTGATCCGCGGCCTTCTTCTCGGCCGCGGACGCGTTGTCCGGCGGGACAATCTGCCATTCCAGCTCGGCCGCGCCTTGCTTGCGCTTGGAGAGGTCCGCGCTGATCTGGATATCCTTCTCTTCCATGTCGGCAAACAGCGCATGCTGCTGCCGCAGGTCGCCAGCCTCCGCCGCTTCCAGTACCTGATACAGCCGGGCCGGCGTCAGTCCGTGGCTCGGGTGCTCGGCGAGCTCGCGCTTGAGGTTGCCGACCATCGCGCGGTCCGCCCCGGCGTCCTCGGCGTCTGTCTGGCGTGCGCGCAGCGCCTCGGCCTTTCCGGGGCTGCGCAGGATCTCGGCGAGCTTCTCGATCAGGTTCATGTGTGGGTTACCAGGCGGTGCCGCCAAAGCTCAAGCCGTCGGCGGCGGTGCCGTCGCGGTCGTCATCGTCATCATCGCGCGCCGGGCCGTGGCGCCAGCCGGCGCGCGGTCCGCCGGGGGCGCTCTCCCAGTCGATCTCACCCGGATCCTGGCGCATGGCGTAGTCCGCCAGAAACAGCGCGATGGCGCCGTCCCCGTGCCGGTGCTGTTTCTTGTCGTCGCCCTGCTGGGTCGGCGCCGGGCCGAGCTTGGGTACGCCGCGGATCTTCTTGAGCGCCCGCAGGTCGTCGCGGATCTGGTCGTCGCGCGGGATGTCGAGCAGCGTGCCATCCTGGAACCCGGCCTGGAAGTGCGGCATGTGGTCCAGGTAGAAGCCGTCGTTGAGCTTCACGGCCTCCACGCGAGTACGCCCGTAGGTGTCTTGGGCGTACTCGGCGAGCGCGAGGCCGTTGCCGGTTGCGTCCATCGCGCCCATGCGGAATCGGGGTAGGCGCTTGACGATGTAATCCAGGATCTGCTCCTGCTGGCGATAGGGGCACTTGTCCAGCTCCACCCAGAGGCGGCAGCGCTGGCGGAGTGTGCTGTCTTCGGCCAGCACGGCGATCACGGACAGATCGCGCAGGCGTCCGAAGTCCTGTCCGAAGCCGTGCACCTCGAGCTTGTTGAGTTTCTCCAGCGGGCCGGCGAGATGCTCGGCGCACCAGTCGGCGATGTCGACGCGACGCGCCGGCTCGGGCTGCTCGCTGAAGGCGCTCGGCCAGGCGCCGCGCACCACCGGGGTGTCGAGCGACATGCGCGCGAGAATCAGGGACGAGGCCAGGAAGGCCCCGGAGCCGCTGGCCGGGATGACGTCCAGCTCCTCGTCGGAGTCGCTGCCGTAGTAGGCATAGGTCTCCTCGACCCACGCCGCCTCGGCCTCGGCCGACCACGCGATGCCGCGGCGCAGACAGACGCGCCGATACAGCCCATCCGCCACCGCGTCGCGAAACGACACGCGTTGCACGGTACCCTTGCGCTTGCCGGCCCGGATGTCCGTCACAAGCTCCGCGAAGGGGTTGTCCTCGCCGTCGTGCGTCGAGATCAGCCGGACCTTGCCGCCCCAAATCAGGAACGCCATCGCCGCTTTCTGCAGCGCCGGCAGATCGTCCTGAAACGCCGCCTCGTCCCCGACCAGCACGCCCTGTCGGCCGCGCAGCTTGCGCGGTCGGCTGGCCAGCGCCGTGATCTTGTGGCCTGACCCCGGGAAGCGGATCGAGAAGGTCCGGATGTGGCTATCCTCTTTGGCCTCGTCCCATAGGCCGGTCTCGATCTCGGTCGCCGCGCGGTTGAAGACCTTCGCCCACAGCGCGCACGCGTCGATGTACTCCTCGGTCATCTCCTGGTCGGTGCCGACGTAGTAGACGTTCTGGCCGCCCGCGGCCTTGGAGGCGGCGGCGATCAGGACGTCGTCGGATGCCTCGGCCCACGTGATACCGGTCCGTCGGCCCTTCTCCATCACCTTGAGCGGCGAGGGGTCGGCGATCCAGCGCTGCTGGTAGCCCATCAGTGCAGGCGGGGCGGCGTCGGGCGGGGTGCGGAGGCGGTCTGGCTCGGTCACAGCCAGTCCTCTTCGTTCTTGATTGCATACCACAGTAGCGCGCCGCTCCCGCCTGCCAGACCTGCAAACCAATAGAGCAGGCGAACCTCCGGAACCGCGACCGGCAAAAGTGCGGCGCCCAGGAGAAACCGAGCGATCGCGACGCCGTATTCCATCTCAATCCACTCCAAGAATCTGCCGCCGCAACGCCTCGACGGTCTCCGCCGAGAGCCCTTGCTGCGTCGCCGCGGCGACGGCCGTGTCTGCGGCCTCGGTGCGGGCGCGCTCGCGGATGTCGGCCTCGCGCGCGGCGTTGAGGCTGCTTGCGCGCTCGGTGCGCTCGATCGTGGTCGCCAGATCCTTGAGCATCCGCACCACGCCCGGCATGTCCTCGGGATCGATCCGCCCCATGTCCTCAAGCTGCATGCTGGTCTCGAAGGCCAGCCCGTGGACCATCTGGATGATCAGCTGCCCGAGCTGCCCCTCCGGGATGCGCCCGAACTGCCCGATCCAGGTCTCGGCGACCTCGTGGCGCTCGCGCTGCTTGGCCAGCAGAGCGGAAAAGCGTTGCGCGTAGCGGTTGACGGCCGAGAGGCTCGGGCGGGCCTCGTGCCCCATCTCCTCGAGCAGCGCGTCGAGTTGGTCACGCGCGGCCTCCTGCGTCATGGCCGGATCCGACAGCCACGTGATAAGCGCCTGACGGGCCTCGGCCGGGAGGGTGTCGATGATCGGCTTGCGGCCCATCAGCGTGGGCCGGGGCGGGCGATGCCGGGGACGCTTGCCAGGCCAGCCGCCACGTCGGCGCCGCGCTCGGTCAGCTGGGCAATGCTCGCGTGCTCGGCGCTTGCTACCGTGACGGCGCCGAGGTCGGCGAGCCACGCGAGATCCGCGCGCAGCACGTCCATGGTGCAGGCAATGCCAAGCGCGCGGAGCTGGTCGCGGATCAGATATTCATGCAGTCCGTAGCCCGGGGCAGTCTGCAGGACCTCCAGCAGAGCCAGGCGGCGGTGTTCGGCGAGGGTGTCGAGGTAGCTCATGAGGGTCCTTGGTTCAGTCGGTCGGCGCGGACATCATCGCGTCAGCTTCTTGCTGCTCGGTCGTGGTCGCGATCGCGCAGGTACCCGTCGATCGCGGTCAGTAGTCGGGTGACGCCGGAGAGCTCGCCGCGCAGGGCGGCGAGGCCCTGCGCGGCGTCGTCCACCCGGGCATGCAGGCGCTTGATATCGTCGTCGCTGGGGCCGCGACGGACCGACTCCTCGAGCACCGCGATCCGCGAGTGGGTGGCAGCGTATGTGGCGGGGCTGGGAGCGTATTGGACGTGCGCCTCGATCGCGCCAAGGCGCCGCTGAATGCTCGCCAAGTGCCCGTCGATATCGTCCTCGAGCTTGCTCAGCGCCTCGCGCCGCACCTGTTCGCGTTGGGCGAAGTACACGTAGAGACCGACCGCCCCGGTCATCGCGAACTGGGCGATGTCCCAGTACAGGCGCATCTCCGGCGCCGCGAGGTCCAGGGACATAATCAGCTCTCCGCGGTGCGCAGCCGCAGCACGGCGGTGTCGATGGCCCAGCCGAGCAGCCAGCCGGGGGCGGCCTCGGCGTGCATGCGCACGGGGCTGCCATCGGCGAGAAGCACAGCGATGACCTGCTGCCGTTTCATGTACCCCTTCATGTCCAGGCTATCCACCTCCAACACCAGGCGATCGATCTGTTCGAGCACCAAAATGTTGAGCCGACGCACCGCCACGGCCTTGAGGATCTCGAGCACCCTATCCCACGGGAGGCGGGCGACGATGGCGAGGGCTGTGCGCAGTGCGGCGTCGAGGACAATCTTGTTCATGGCCGAGCCCCTTTCTGTCGTTGGCCTCGCGCACCAGCGCGAGGCGTAGGCCGGGTAGTAGTCCGCGCACAGGGCGCGGTCGTGGACGGTGACCGCGACCGGGCGCCATCCGCAGGCGTCGCACGACTCCTTGTCGGCAGCGCTCAAAACACGCAGCGCACGCCCGGCATGAGCGCGAGCGGGTCAAGAGTCATGAAACGGCCCTCGGCCGGCACGCCAATAGCCTGCGGGATCCCCGAGAGCGTCGGGCGGCAGCTCCTCGGGTCGATCCGATCGCGCGGGTGCGCGCAGGCCGTCGTCATCACCGCCAGGCAAACCGCCAGGATCGCCGCGGCGCCAGGTGATCGGCCCTTGGGCCTTGTTGCGGCCCCAGAGGGCGCCGAGGTCGGCGAAGAAGCTGAGGCACAGCAGGATGATGTCCGTGGTCGCGCCCACATCGATCTGCAGCCCGGACAGACCGGGGACCAGGACGACGAGCTTGGCCAGCAGGCTGATCCCGATAAACCAGTAGGTGCGCGACTGCCAGGGCCGCTTGGCCTTGGGCTGCGCGACCTCGGCGGCGATGACGGCGCCGAGATCCCAGTCGCTGCGCCGGTCAGGTCCAGAGGAGACATCGGCGGAGGGCTCGGGCATGCTCATCGGCGGGGCTCCGGAGTTTTTTTTTGCGCAGCGCGCAGGATCGCCTCGAAGGCGCGGGCATAGCCCGCGATCGGCGCCGCGCGGTCCATGCCGTTGACGATGCGTCGCGCGTCGAGATAATCGCAGCGCGACCCTTGGATGTAGTCGGCGAGGCGCTTGCCCGTAAACCAGCCCTCGAGCATGCCGCGGGCGAGGATCCGGTAGGCAATCCCCGGCTCCATCGCCAGGTCGTAATCCGCAATCAGCGCCCCGCCGAGCGCCAACTCGCGATCGGCGCGGGCGTAGTTGTCCGGCCAGGTGAGTTGCACATAGCCGCGCCCGTACGCCACTTGGCCGCCGTGCGGTCCGGGCTTGCCGTAGCGCTTGCCGCGCCCGCGTCCGTACTCGCGGATCGGGCGCATGGTGCGGTCGGTCTCGTGATAGGCGGTCGCCAGGATGTAGGCGGCGTGGCGCAGATCCGTCAGCGGCCGATCCAGCGCCATGCCGTCGAGAAGGGCGGTGTGGCCGTCGGTCTGCGCCTGCACGAGCGCGCCGAAGCGCGCGCGCACCCCGGAGAAATACAGCTCGCGGTCCACGTCGATCATCCCGGTCGGCCCTCCCGTTGTGCGCGTGCGACGCGCTTTTTACAGCGTTCCGCCACCGCATCGGCCCAGCCGGCGGGCACCTGGTGCAGGCGCTCGATGCGCGCGTCCCGCGTCGCGCCGGACTCCACGTAATCCACCCAATGCGCAAAGCCCCACAACTCGCGCGCCACGGCGTCGCGCTCGGCGTCGCTGTACATGCGCAGGGGGCGGATTTCTGGAACGCTGGACATGCCCGGAAGGCTACCGGGCGGATGGCGCGGTGGCAGCTAATCGGGGTTATGTTATGAGGGCGGAGCGGGGTTTAACGGGGCTTCAGCGGGCGCTGAAACCCCCAGCAAGCGCATCAACCGGCGCCAGAAACAACAACGCCGTTGATGGCGATTGAAAAGGCATCATCAGACTCGCGGCCAATCAACTCTGCGGGCGCGCCTATATCTGCTGCCGGATCGCCGCGCTCGCGGGGAACTTGAATTTCGAGTTTTCTCACTTTCGACTATCGGCCAGGCTTTGCTGCCTTCGCGTCGATGTAGTCAGCAAGCTCTCTTAGAGATTCCGCGACTTGTCGCCACAGGTCGGATGCGGGCGGCTTCAGCTCTTCCGCGCGCCACGGCAGAGCGTCCTCGATCTGCTCGCGAACGATCTCGGCAAGCCGAACGTCAAAACTTGGGGTCGAGAATTCGCCGTCGCCAACTTCGAAGTCAGGGAATGTGAAGCGCAGGGTGAGTGGATCAGTGATGCTCTTGTCCGGCCGAAAGGTCTTGGCAAACGGAAGGCTCACGGATATGCCGCCGCCATCATCATCGTTGAATATGAACTCGAGGATACGCTGAGCCTCTCGCAGGATGATGGCCTCGAAAGCCGCAGCCGTCTCATCCGTGAGCGGCCAGATAAATTCGGTCAGCGGGATTTCTGTCTTGGCGCCATTCGCGTGTTTGGCTTTCATTCTTTGCCTCTTGGGTGTGGTGGCTATCCCTGCGCCCGCGGGGAACGCTTGTCGGCCGCCGTCAGCCCGGGCGGCGGATGCGTGAACAGGTCGAGCTGGGTCGACGCCCGGTGCAGTGCGCGCTGTGCGGCGATGATGCGATAGGTGTGGATCGCGGTGAGTCCCTCGCGCCGCGCCAAGGCGTGGATGCCGTGGGGTCCGTCGACGGTGCCGTCGTACTCCGCCCACAGGCGTTCGTCGCGCAGGGTGCGCTCCAGGGCGTCGGTCTTGGGGATGTAGAGGCCGCCTCCGCCGAACTCCCGCGCGATGCGCGCCATCAGCCGACACGCCATGCGACGCGCGGCGACGCTCTCCATCTGGCTGTCGGTGCGGGTGAGCTCGTCGGCGAGGATGTCCGTGATCTCGGCCATCTGGCGCGGCCAGCGGCCGGGGTCGTCGTGCAGGGCCTCGGCGGCGTCGACGATGTCGGGTACGGGATCGCCGAACAGATCGGTCTGTGGGGGTGTCATGCGCTCTCCTCCGTGGTGGCCAGCTTGCGGCGGCGGCGATCGAGCGCCGCAATCACGCCGCGCAGCTCGGGATCGGTCGCGGTCTCCAGGGGGGCGACAACCCCGGGCCCGCGATCGATGCCGCGCTGCCGCCTTAGGATGGACTCGGCATAGGCCCAGGGCAAGCCGAGCGTCGTGAGGAGCTGCTCGACGCGGGTCAGCATCGTCTTGCGGTCGAGTGTCTGCGGCTTCGGGGTGCGTCCTGCGCGCTTCGGTTTGGTCACCCGAAACCCCGCCGCCTTGTACTCCGCGAGGATCGCGCGGCGCTCCGCGGCGTCGCACTCGCGCGTGCTGCGGGTACGGCCCCCGGTCAGGCGGTGCACGCGCTCGGCGTGGCTATCGTCCGGGATGCCGAGCTGGCGCCGGGCGATGCCGATGATCTGGCGTTCGCGGCGTGCGCGGGCGGCGGGGTCTTGGGTGGCCATGGGTCTAGCTCTCCTCTCTGGGTCTGAGTTTGCCGAGCAGCGCTCCGACATGCTGCGCCCCGGAGCGCTTGGCGCTGGCCCAGTCCGGCGGGGCCTGGGTCGGCTCGGGCGCGGGGAGCCCCGGCGTGGACGGGATCTCTGCCGGGCGGTGGCTGGGGTGCATCGGGCGGCTGGAGGCCGCCTGCTGCGCCCCGGCCTTTGTCGCCTGGCGGAAGACGATTTCGCAGAGCAGGCCGTGCCCTTGCAGGGGCAGCTCCAGGCTGCCGGCGTCGCGCATCTTCAAGACCTCGGCGAGCCCGGCAGACCAGGCGGGGAGCGGTGCCGGGCGTGACTCGCTGCGGCGCGAGACCTCCCCGGCATTGATGAGCGCGACCAGCTCATCGATCACCCGCGCCAGCTTGGCCATCTGAACTTTGCGCCCGGCCGGGGCGTGGAGCCCCAGATACGGGATCACCAGGTTGGCGATCCCGCTGGGCATCGCCAGCGCCGCGGCCAGTGCTGCGCGCGCGGCGGCATCCGTGAGCCCGTGCTCGATCGGGTAGACCGCCCCGCAGCTAGGGCAGGTGGCGTTAATCGGCACAACCGACCCTCCCCGCCAGGATCTCCACCAGCCAGTACCGATCGCACCGCCCCGGCAGCCACTCCTGCGGGTGGCGGATCATCCACGCGCGCAGGTCTTTGCGGGTGATGTTCCAGCGCATGACGCGGCCGGTCTTGGGGTCGTGTTCCGCGCGCCCGCGCAGTCCGCCGCGGGAGAGCCAGCCGAGGATGCGGTGTGCGTCCTCGCCGAGCAGCTCGGCCACGTCGTTGGCGCTGTAGATGTCGGGGTCGCGCTCCACGCGGTTGGAGATGGCGAAGCGCCGACAGCGCTCGGCGATCGCGGGCTCCGTGCGGTCGGCGTAGCCGGCCCGGATGAGGGCCTTCTGCATCTTGCGCGGGCCGAAGCCGGCGAGCTCGCGCAGGATGGCGTCCTCGTTCGCCGTCCAGTTGCGACCGCGGATGTGCACGATGGCGCCGAGTTTGATCGCCCTGGAGCGCACCCACTGCCGCGGCCGATCGTAGCGGGCGCACAGCTTGGCCATCTGCCCGGCGGCCGGCTTGCCCTTGGCGTAAAGCTTGCGGATCGCGGCATCCAACAGGTCGTCGCTGGGGGCTTGGCGGGCGTACTGCGCGTTGTGGCGGATGCCGAGCTTGTTGGCCTTGGAGCGGATGGTGTTCTCGTGCCGCGCCGGCAGGAACGGCACGCACGCCAGCGCGCCCCCGACGGGATAGCGCTCGCGCAGGACGCGCAACTCCTCGACGCTCCAGCGCGGACCGCGACCGACGACGCCCTCGGCCGGGCCGACCGGGGTCTCGATGCTCGGGATGATGCGGGGGCGGGCGCTCATGCGGGCGCCCCTGTCGTGCGCGCGTAGACGTCCTCGAGGTCGGCCGCGACGAGCCCGTATTCAAGCGCCTCGAGCGCGGTCCAGCGCCACTCCAGCAGTCGCACGCCCTCGTCGACCGGGCGGGCGAGCACCGTGCCCTCCTTGCGGTAGCCGGCCAGATAGGCGGCGACGTCGCTCCCGCGGACGGTGCGGGTCGATGCCGTCGGCGGGGTCCGGTCCGGGTCGTTGAGGATGTCGAGCAGCTCGCGCGTGGTCAGCCAGCGATCGGCCGCGCGCAACACGGCGACGATGCGCCCGGTGAGCGACTCGGGTCGGCGCGCACGGCCCTTGCGCAGCCCGGCGAGGCGTTGCCTGGCCTGGTCTTGGCTGGCGCGCGAGACGGCCTCGCGCTCCAGCTTGGCGGCCGCGGCACGGCGACGATTGGCGCGCTGAGCCGTGTCGGAGTGCAGCGGCTGCGCGCCGGCGCCCGTCGCGCCCGCGGAGCGCGCGGCGGCGGCGACCTGCGGGCGCACCCCGAGGTGGACGGATCGCATCTCCCGGTGCGGGTGGCGCCCGGCCGGCCCGGTGGTCAGCGGGTCCACCTTCAGATCGGGCCAATCCTCCGTCACGGCGGGGCGGTAGACCGGGCCGGCGGTCTGTCTCGGTGACTTGTCGCTCATAGGCCCTCCTGCCAGTGCTGCTCGCAGTCGAGGTATCGGTAGTCGTCGAGGCTTAGAACGAAGCGCAACGCCATTGCCGCAGTCTGAACAGCCTCTGCGCGGACGTCCGCCCGTCCGCTTTCCCCAGGCTCATAGACGCACTGCAGGGTCGCCTTCGTTAACTCCCCGAACTCCTCGCCGAGGACCGCAAGGGCGTGCAGCGGGTCGGTGGGCCAGGACGGGTACTTCTCTACGGCGCGACCGAGCTCCGCGAGGATCTCGCTCACGGCAAGACTTTTTTCGATGGTGCTCATGCGCCGACGGCCTCCGCGCGTTGGGCGGCGCGTTCCAGCTCCCCGGCGAGGCGCTCCATGCGCTCGGCCCGGGCCCTCAGGCCGGCGCGGTGCATGGGCGGGGCGCTGTCGAGGACGGCGCGGGTGTACTGCGCCTCTTGGCGCATGTCTTTGGCCTTGGCGCGAAGCTGGTCCGGGGTGAGGTGGCGGTCAATCATGGGCGGGTCTCCTTGCGCGGGCGGATGCTGTAACGGGTGCGATCGAGCCCGTCGCGGGCCGCGTCGGTCAGGTCGCGATCGAAGGCATCGACGCGGCTGGCGGCGTAGGCACACAGGGCGACGGCGGCGACGAGCAGGGCGAGGACGACGAGGGTGCACATCAGATCACCTCCCCGAGGCCGTCCCATTCGGGGGTGTCCTGCGCGCCGGAGGCGTGTGCCACGAGAGCCGGCAGCAGGCGCTCGGTCGCCGTGGCGCATTTGACGGTCGCGCAGTCGGCCTCGCTGCGCAGGCTCTCGACCAACGTGGGGTGGACGCCGGGCACCGCCGCCAGGGCGCGGGCCACACCGGCGACGGACGCATACGCGCTGGCCAGGGTCTCGCAGAGCCCGCGGATCTTCAGGTGACGGAGGTCCGCACTCATGCCGCGCCCTCCATCCGCTTCGGCGCCACGGCCGAGAAGTCGATCTGCACCTGTCGCCAGGGGTCGTTGCTGTCGGCTCGGGTGTAGGCGCGGAAGTAGGTCGCGGTGCCGGTGGCCTGCAGCGCGTCGCGGATCGCCTGCACCGCGCGGCGCCAGCGCTCATCGTCGATGTCCACGGCGATGAGATCGATCAAACGACTGGCTGAGAGCTCGCCGGTTTTGCGGTCGCGACGGAAGGCCCGGTCGACGATGGCGCGGGCGGTCGGCTCCTCGATCTCGTCGAGGATCTCGCGCACCAGGTGCTCGGCGGCCTGGATCTGCTCGCCGACGCTGATGCGCTCGGCGGTGACCCGCTCGACCTTGAGCCGCCCGTCGTAGCTCGTCAGGGCGACGTTGCCGCGGGCGCCGGTGATCTGCACGTCGTATTTCTCGGCGACCAGGGCGATATGGGCGGCCACGTCGTCGAGTAGTCGCGCCTTCAGGTCCGCGGCCTCGGCGCTGTGGGCTTGGCAGCGCGCGACGAGGTCGCGCACCAGCTCGTCGCGCTGCAGGTCGTGCGGCAGGACCTTGTCGACGGCGACGAGCCGGCCTTTGGCGTCTTCCAGGTAGCCGGCTGGGATGATGCGTGCGGGGTCGGTCATGGCGTGGACTCCTTGGTGCGGGCGATGTCGATGGCGACGGCGCGCAGGATCTTGGTGATCTCGCGGTCGTGGCGGCCGAAACGGGCCAAGGCGGCGGCCCCGGCGTCGAGGTTGAAGTCGGAGAGCTCGGCGGCGGCCAGAGCCAGCCGGGCGCAGTCCTGATGGGCGCCGGCCAGGCGCCCGAGCAGGTGGCGTCGGGCCAGATCAGCAGGCATCGGGGAACTCCCGCAGCAGGCTCGGATGGGGCCGGAACTCCACCCGCGCGGTCTTGCCGGGCATCGGTTGGCGACGCAGCATGCCGAGCTCGGGCAGCTCGACGACGGCCCCGAGCCGCACCAGACGTGCGACCTGGAAGAGCGCCTCGCCGATGATCAACCCCAGATCGGACTTCGGGATGTCGTGCCCGCGCAGGGCCTCGTCCACGAGTTCGACGAGGAGCGCCAACGCCACATCGTCCGCGTCGGCCGGCGGATGCGCGCTCGGGTGGGGATGATCGAACTCCGGGACGTAAATCGGAGTGGAAACGTCACCGTCCGGCAGCGGATGCGCGCTCGGGTGGGTGTCGCCGACGCGGTAGGGGTGTGGGGCGGTCTTGGTCATGTAGCCACCTGCTGGTGGGTGGGTGTCTGTCTGTGCGTGTCGCGGGTCGAGGGTCTCGGTCATGACGCACCGCCCATGTCGCCTCTCCGCGCGCCGGACCACTCGATCTGGATGTCTGCGATGCGTGCGGCCATGGTGGTGCTCCAGGGGGTGGAGATCTTGCGTCCGGGCTGGATCCAGTCGAGGCGCGGGCGCCGGTCAACGCGGATGACCGGGCGGCCGTTGGCGCTGGCGGAGAGGATCCGGCAGCCGGCGCGGTGCAGGATGGCGCAGGCCGCCAGCACGCGGCGGGCGTTGGTGAGCGTGCGGCAGCGTACGGTGAGCATGGGTGTGTACGGGGTCATGCCGGATCCTCCAGTTCGCGATCGATGACGGCCAGGAATCGGGTGCTCGCCTCGCGCCAGCGGTTGATGGTGCCCAGCGCGCGCGCCTCCACGAGGGGGCCGCAGCCCCCGTCGAGCAGCGTGCCGAGGGATGTCAGCAGGGCGTCGCCGGCGTCGAGGATCTCGACGGAGGCGTCTGCGATGGCGGAGCTACGGCAGGGTGCGGTGGTGTCGGTCATGGCTAGACCCTCCCCACGGTCGCGGCCGTGATCTGCGGCTGGCCGATCTCGGCGGCGACGTTCAGCGCCGCGGCAAAGAGGTTGCCGACCAGCAGCGGATAGGCGACCGGGCGTTGCTCGCGCGCCCCGATGCCCAGGCGCAGGCGCATAGCCTCCATGCCGTCCTCGGTGATCAGGTCCGTGATGTCGCGGCCGGCGGCGGCGAGCTTGTGGCCGAGGTAGCTGCTCAGGTGGTCGGTGAGCGGGTCAAGCGTGACGACTTCGCAGCGCTGCACGACCTCGCGTACCTCCGGGTTGCGCTCCGAGAGGCGGATGCCCAGCTCCGGCTGGCCCAGCAGGATGACGGAGAGCAAGCGGGTAAAGCCGCGCTTGACCTCCAGGAGGCGCTTCAGATGTTTGAGGGTGCTGACCGGCATGGCGTGGGCTTCGTCGAAGGCGACGCACACCACTTGCCCGGCCTCGCGCGCCCCGATCAGGGCTGCGCGCATCTGCGTGGCGCGGGCCTCCGGGCTCTGGCGCAGGGAGGCGTCCGGGGCCAGAGCGTGGATCACGGCCTCTTGGATGTGGCCGACGCGCAGCACCTTGCCGCGGGTGTCGGAGAGCTCCATGCCGGTGACGTCCGGGCGCACCAGCAGGATGGGCAGCCCCTCGCGGGCGATGCGATCCTCCAGGTCATCCAGGAGCGTGGTCTTGCCGGAGCCGGACTCCCCGACGACGGCGAGCAGGCCGCCGTGACGCGCGGTCGCCAGCATGGCCTCGCGGACATAGCGGATGTCCGGGGAGAGAAAGACATCCTCGTGGGACTCCAGATCGCGCGCGAACGGATCGCACGTGAGCCGGAAGGCGCGGCGCGTGGCTTGGTGCAGGGGCTGTCTGCGGAGTAGCATGTCGATGGTCTCCTGTGTGTGAGTGGCTTTACGCGGATGGGACCCGGCCGGCGCGCCAACGCCGGCCACCTCTTCTTGATGCGCCGGGCGGTCCCAGCCCGTCGCCTCCTCTTGCGGTACTCCTTGCTCGATCAGCCAGGCGGTCACGTCCGCCGGGTCGATCGGCGTGCTCTGGCGTCCGCCCTGGCGGATCGTGCGCGTGCCGATGCCGCCGGGTGCACGGCCGTGGTTGACCCAGGCGTTCAGGGTGCTGCGCGCGATCCCCAGATGGGCGGCGAGCGCGGCCTGGGTTAGGTCGTGGCGGACCAGGATGGCGGCGAGTTCGATCGGTGCGGTCATTTCACGGCCCGTAGCTGATGGGTCTGAGGTGCTGCGGGCGTGGTCAGCTCCGCGGTCAGGTGCTCGATCGCCTCCTCCGGCACGCCGTCCGGGTAGCGGCTCACCAGCCAGGCGTAGCGCTCCGGCCCCCACTCCATGCCGAGGGCGGTCACGGCGGCCCGCAGGCGCTGGGCGGCGGTGACGTGATCCAGCGGCGGGATCTCAAGGCGGGCGGCGGCGATGCCGTGGGCGGTTCCGTGGCGCGGGATGTAGGTCCGCGGGGCGGTCGTCTCGGCGGCGTGGTACGGGTTGAACCCGTTCGGGGCGACGTCGGCCAGCGGGCGGAAGTCTTTGCGTCGACGCGCCAGCTCGTCCGCCTGGTCGGTCTGCGTGCCGCTTGCCGCCCGCGACAGCCGCTTGCGCGTCTCGTCGAGCTTGGTGTCGGGCAGGCGCTTGAACTCCTCGCCGCTCACCGGCGCCTCGATGTCGAAGCCCCATTCGTCGCGGATGACTTCGGCGAGCGGGTAGTGGGCCTCGAATCCGTCATCCCCGGTCAGTACCGCGACCGCTTGCCCCGGGGCTCCGGCGGTGGCGACGAAGGGCGACCAGTGCACGGCGATCTTCTCGCCGACGCATACGCCCGGCACATCCTTGACGCGCCATTGTTTGCCTCGGTACTGGATCGTGAGCCCCCCGCTGACCTTGCAGGGCTTCGGGTCCTCGCTCGCCAGCGTGAGCAGGTCGCGGTAGCCGGTGGTGATGCGCAGCTCGTGCGGACGGATCTTCAGCCACGCATCGAAGCGCGTCAGCCCGTGGCGGCTGTGCCGCTCGGTGGCGTTGAAGTAGAGCTGGAAGTGCTCGGCCAGCGCGTTGAGCGCGTTGAAGTCGGTTACGCGATGGCGTTGGAACCGCAGCCCGGACTCGAACACCGTCTCCACCTGGTCGTTGGCCTTCTCCACCTGGCCTTTGGCGCGCGGGTTGTGGGGGCGCGAGACGATGAGTTCGATCTCGCAGCGCTTGGCGAAGCGCTTCACGGTCCCTGATGCCGTCGCGCCGGGATCGACGAGGACCTGCTTGGGGGCGCCGTGAAACGGATCGGCCGGGTTGCTTTTTGGCGCCATCATCCACGCGAGGAAGTCCACCGTGTGCGCGCCGCTCTCCGCGTGCGGGTAGTAGCGCCAGCGGATCACGCCCGACGCGTGGTCGGTGCCGACATAGCGGATGACACGGAACTGCTCGATGGCCTTGAGGTTCTCGGGCTTGTTCTTGTAGTGGATCGCGCTTTCGAGGTCGACCACTCCGGTGCCGCCGCCGGGCAGGTAGTAGACGACGCAGACGGAGGCGTCGATCTGCCACTCGTGGTTCGGGTGCAGAGTCCGCTTGACCTGGTGGGGCGTCGGGCGGTTGAGCTGGTCCGGGTGCTGTTGGCGTGCGCGCAAGGCGCGGGAGATGGCGCTGTCGGAGAGGCGCGTGATCTCCCCTGTCTCCTGGTTGACGCGCTCGACCTGGATCAGTCCCTGGGAGCCGAGTTGGGCAATCGCGGCTTTGAGCGTCAGGATCTGCTTGCCGTTGGCGCGCCCGCCCTCGCGCATCGTGCGGGCGATCAGGTCAAGGTCGCGCTCGGAGATGCTGGCCGACCCGGCGTCCGCGCGACGCTTGCGCGAGGACCCGCGGTGCGGGCGCATCCATTGATAGAGCGTCTGCCTGGAGCATCCGAGTCGGGCGCATGCGGCATCGATCAGTGCCGCCCGCGCGCCGTGCTCGGCCTCCTCCAGTTGCGCGGCCACGAGCGCGGCCGCTGCAACTTGTTGGGGCGTGGGCATGGCTGTTCCCTCAGTGTGCGACGTCATCGGGTCCGTTCCGGTCTGTCGGTGCCGCGGCGTCGATCTGGTCGAGGAGGTAGGACGGATACTCGACGCCGATCTCGGGGCGGATGTTGAACACCTCCTCCAGGTCGGCGATCCCGTCGCGCAGGGTCGCCATGACGCCCCGCAGGTAACCCTCGATCGGGATGTCGGTGGCGTCTTCGTGCTCGCGCAGTGCGCTGATGGTGGCCCAGAGGTCGCCCCGGATCGTCTCGTCCAGGCGCGCCGTGACCCGCGTCAGCTCCAGGAGCAGCGCGTTGCGCCGCTCGTCCGGGTCGGCCTTGGCGATGACTTGCTGAAGTTTTTCGCGCTCGTCCTCGAGCGCGTCGATGCGCTTCTGGCGTGCGTCGGCCCGCTTGCGGGCGGCTTCCAGGTCGGCCTTGGTGCTGGCGAGGTCGGCATCCTTCGCGGCGATGTCGCGCTCCTTGTCGCCCAGATCTTTGGCGAACCGCGCGCTGAGCTCGTGCAAGAGCTCGACAACCCGCTCCTTGTTCTCGCTGGCGATCGCCTGCTTGACGATGGATTGCGATTCGTCCGGGAGCGTCTTGAGGGCGTTGAAGTGGCGCTGTCCAAGGCCGATGCGGGCCGCCGTCTCATACAGCTCTTCGCCGAGTTCCTCTGCGACGCTCTCGATTTCGCGCATCCGCCGATAACTTTTGCCGAGGAAAACGCGGCATGCCTCCTCTAAATCTGCGACGTGTCGCAGATTTCCGGACTGGTCGGTGTAGGGCAACCCTTTGTATTTCTTGTCTTCCTTCAGTTTTTGGAAGGTCGCCAAAAGTGCGACGTCGCCAATTGTGCGGTGGAACGCCAGCCCGCGCGCGAAGCCGAGGTCTCCTGCGACATCCATCCATTGAGCAAACATGCGCTGCGCTTCGCCGACGGTGTCGGCCTCTTTCGACATGACCTGCAGGTGTCCCGGCGCGGGGGCTTCCGGGCGGATTGCTTCGGCGCCTTCCGGCGGGGTGTCGGTGGTGCGCGACATCTTATTCTCCGGTCTCCAGTGTGCGGGCGGCCAGCGCGGCGGCGCGCTCGACCCATCCGTCTCTGCGCATGGCGGCGAGAGCGAACGTCAGTCGCGGGTGATCTTCGGATGCGGTGCGCCACGCGTCCGCCAGCAGCGAGGCTTCCTCGCGGACGCCCTCGTCGTACGTGAGCCCGAGACCCCGGTCTAAGCCGCTACCAAAGCAGAGATCCACGGCCTCCGCCCACAGGAGCGTCTGGAGCATGGCGTCAAGGTCGGCGGTCAGAGCGCGTTGCTGTTTCATAACAAAACCTCCAGTCGTTGGCGGGTCTCGGCGAGCCGCCGCGAGGCGTCGTCGAGGGATTGCAGGAGCCTGACCGCATCGCGGGCCAGGCCGTGGCTCAGGCGCAGCCGGCCGGTTTCGGGGATGCGCTCGGCATACCCGTCCTCGATCAGCCGCTGAGTAATGCGTGTCACGGAGCTGGCCGGGACGCGCAGTTCGCGGGCGATCTCGCTCGGCGAGACGCCGTGGATAAAGTCGGCCCGGCGCAGCAGGGTCAGCACGGCGAGCCCGCGCCCGAGGCTTCGCATCTCGTCGCTCATTCGGCTGCTCCGTAGTGGGCTTCGGCGGCTTCGATCCAGGCGAGGCGCGCGGCCTCGAAGCGGCCGAGAGCGTGCTTCTCTTCGCGCTGGGCGGCGGCGAGAGCTTGGCGGGCCTCTTTGGTCAGGGTCCGCGCGGCGTCCAGTGCGGCTTCTGCGTCGACCTTGCTCTGTCGGAGGGTGCGGATTTCGTTGGGCATGGCGGTGTCCTGGTTGGTGTTGAGCAACGGGTTGCCGATGCCGTTGAGGATGTAGTTGGCATTGATGCCGGTGCCGGAGCAGAGCGCGGCAAGTTGGTGGGCGGCCGGGCTGCGCTTCCCTGATAGGTACTGCATGAGGGTCGGGTAGCTCACCCCGGTCGACCGGGACGCCTCTGCGAGGCTGACGCCTGCTGCCTCTATCGCCTGGCGAATGCGCTGATTCATGGCCTCTCTCCTGAAGCGCGCCGATGCGTTGCCCGGGGCAGGATCTCGGCCCCAAGCTCTTTGCGTAGGTCGGCGATGATTTGCCGGCTGATTCCGCCGTGCGGAAGCTGCTCGGGGCGCCATGCCCAGCGCATGACGACGGCCGAGACCGTCCCAGGGCGGTGCCCCTTCTTCAGCGACCAAGCGCGGAGGCTGGAGCCTCGCCTGGCGAGCTCCTTCCTGATTCGGCTGGCGGCGTGACGAGGGTCGGGTGTCGTTTTGCTCATTTGCGCTACACTGTGTTCATGATGTCCACAGTGTAGGTACAGACGAACGTCATGTCAACGGAAAAAGACGTGCCTTTGAGCGTTGGTGAACGTCTGCGATTGGCGGTCGATGCGTCGGGCATGAGTGCCGCGGGGTTTGCTCGACTGACCGGGATCCCTTATCGCAGCTTGCAGCAGTACTTTGCGGGAGACCGGCATCCATCCGCGGATGCGCTGGCGAGGCTGTGTGTCGCTTCGAGCCTAGACATAAATTGGCTGCTGACTGGAAAGGGTTCGATGTGGCGAAACGCGATCGCGGCCGTCGGCCCTGCGGATGGTCTTTCTTTTGGCGAGCTTGGTCCGCTCAACGAGGACGAGGTTCGCCTCATTCATCTGTTCCGGCAGGTCGAGCCTGACGGGCAGAAGGCGGTGGTGTCGCTGGCTGCAGAGCGGAGCGACGTTATCGCGACAAAGACTCGGCTTGCCGCTCTGGCGGCCGATCTTGAGTCGCGCATCGCCGAGCTGGACCGACGGGGCATCCGCCCCGAGGAGGCTGCGGCCGACGAGAGCTGACACGGCCGCGGATTGTGCAGGTGGACTGGAAGCATCACGGAGGTGTGGAATGCGCGGGATGGTCTTGTTGGCGTGTGCATTGGCGTTCGGGGTTGGGGCGGCGGCGGCCGAGGGGCCGACGAAGCCGAAGCCGCAGCCGCAGAAGACGTCGGAGTCCGGCTTCAGTTGCGGGGATAAGCGCTACTGCAAGGAGATGCGGAGCTGTGCCGAGGCGCGGTTCCACTTTGAGCAATGTGGCGAGCGAAAGCTCGACCGAGACGGAGATGGACGGCCATGCGACAACGTATGCAAGCGCTGATCGGGGCTGCGGCCCTGCTGCTCGCCTGGCCGCTGGCGGCCGAGATCCTGGAGGGTCGGGTGGTGGCGGTGACCGACGGGGATACGGTCAAGGTGCTCACGGCAGAGCTGGTCGAGGAGCGGGTGCGGCTGGCGACGATCGACGCGCCGGAGCGTAAGCAGCCGTTCGGGTCGGTCTCCAAGGCGCATCTCTCCGACCTGGTGTTCGGTCGGGAGGTTGCGGTGGACTGGCATAAGCGTGACCGCTGGGGCCGGATCATCGGCGTGGTGCTGGTGGACGGGCGCGATGCGGGGCTGGAGCAGATCGGCGCCGGCCTGGCCTGGCACTATACGGACTATGCGCGCGAGCAGTCCGAGGCGGACCGGGCGCGCTATGCGCGCTCGGAGATCGACGCCCGTGCCGAGGCGCTGGGATTGTGGTCCGAGGAGGGGCCGATTCCGCCCTGGGAGTGGCGTCGGCGCTAGTGTGATCGAGCCACCCCGGTTCGATTGGTGTCATGAACACCGGAGCGCGCCTCTGGGCGCGCTCCCGGTTGCGGGCGGGCCATCGCAGCGCCGAAACCAGCGGGCGCCCGAGCGGCCTGTTTTGGCCGCGCCATCAAAACCCCCGAATCGCATAACCCCGATTAGCTGACGGCCTCCCCGCTGTCGCGCACCATGCGCGACATGAACCCTCTCGATCTCCACGTTGTCGCGGCTTGCGCTGCGTCCCCTCTACAGCCGGGTGGTGCTGTCGGGTTGCTGGCGGCATGCACCCTGGAGGTGCCGGCCGACCAGCCTTTTATTCGCCTGATCCCCGCGGGGGCGTTCGACGCCAGCCGCGGGGCGTTGATGGGCGCCGGCCCGTGGCGCCTGGACGCGGACCTTGCCGCGGCGCTGATGGCGCGGGTGCGCGAGCGTGCACCGCTGCCCATCGACTATGAGCATCAGACCCTGCTCGCGGAGCGCAACGGCTTGCCGGCTCCGGCGGCCGGCTGGATTGATCCGGCCGGGCTCGAGTGGCGCGAGGACGGCCTCTACGGGCCGGTGACCTGGACCCCGCGCGCGGCCGCGATGCTGCGCGAGGGCGAGTACCGCTATCTCTCCCCTGTGTTTACCTACTCGGACGAGGACGGCGCCGTGCGCGATCTGCTGCACGCCGCGCTGACCAACCAGCCGGCCATCGATACCGAATCACTGCATCGCGCGGCGGCCCGCCTGGGTTGCGCGCATCAATCGTCAACGGAGACCCCGAAGATGCCCGATCCGATCCGCGCCAAACTCGGCGTGCCCGAAGAGTCCGACACGGATGCCGTTGTGCAGGCGATCGACGCCTTGCAGGCCCGGGTCGCGCAGACCCAAGAGCAGGTGGCCGCGGCGAGCCGTGCCGCCGCGCCGGACCCGGCGCAGTACGTGCCGATCGCGGCGCATCAAGAGCAGGTGGCGGCGCTGCGCGCGCGGCTGGCCGCGCAAGACGAGAGCGAGCTGGAGCGGGAGATTGCTGCTGGGCTCGAGGACGGGACGATCGCCGGGCCGGCGATGGCTGCGCATCTGCGCACGCTGGGGGTGGCGGCCTGTCGCGAGCACCGCGCGTCGATGGGGTCGATCGCGGCCCTGACGCGCACCCAGACGCAGGGCCGCGCGCCCGAGGGCAAGCGGGCAGATGCGCCGGCGCTCTCGGGCGAGGAGCTGGCCGTCTGCAAGGCAATGGGGCTTGACCCCAAGGATTATCTGGCGGCGAAGCCGTCCGCTGAGGAGGCGACCCGATGAGCGCGTTGACCGAGTCCCGCAACACGCCGGAGAAAACCGGCCTGTATTTTCATGACCCCGTGGCGGCGACGACGACGCTGCATGCCGGGGGGTTGGCGTGCCTGAATGCGGCGGGCAACCTGGTGCCGGGGTCGGTGTCCACGACGCTCAAGGCGCGCGGTCGGGCCGAGGAGACCGTGGTGAACGCGGGCGCTGCGGGCGCGGCGAACTGCCAGGTCAAGGCGGGCGTGTTCCGCTTCAACAACTCCGCCGCGGGGCGATGCGATCGCGCGCGCGGACATCGGTGCGGACTGCTACATCGTCGATGACCAGACGGTGGCGAAGACGAGCGGGACGAATACGCGCAGCGTCGCCGGCACCGTGATGGATGTCGACGCGGTCGGCGTCTGGGTCCGCATCGGGCTCTGAGCCCATCTAATCGAGTAGAGATATCCATGGATCTGAATCACGCCGCATTCCAGGCCCTGCTTACGGGGTACAAGGTCAGCTTTCAGGCCGGCTTTTCGTCGCTCGGTGCCGAGGCCGAGCAGTACCGCGCACTCGTCACCGACGTGCCATCCACCGGTCCGCGCGAGGTCTATCCGTGGCTGAAGAGCCTGCCGCGCATGCGCGAATGGCTGGGCGATCGGGTGATCCACGGCATCGGCGCCGCGCAGTTCGCGATCAGCAACCGCAAGTTCGAGTTGACGGTCGCGGTGGGTCGCGACGCAATCGAGGACGATACCTACGGGCTGTATAACCCGATGATGCAGGAGATGGGGCGCTCCAGCGCGGAGCATCCGAACCTGCTGGTCACCGAGATCCTCGAGGCCAACCCGATCTGTTACGACGGGCAGAACCTGTTCGACACGGATCATCCGGTGCTCGCCGCGGACGGCGTAACCGAGGTCAGCGTCTCCAATGATATGGGCGGGGCGGGCGTGCCCTGGTACGTGATGGATCTGAGTCGGGCGATCCGGCCGCTGATCCTGCAGCGCCGTCGGCCCTATGAGTTCCGTGCGCTCACCAACCTGCAAACGGACCGGGTCTTCATGACCGAGGAGTTCCTCTACGGCGTGGACGCGCGGCTCAATGCCGGGCCCGGGCTGTGGCAGTTGGCGGTGCGCTCGCGCCAGACCTTCAACGCGGAGAACTATGCGCTGGCGCGGGCCAGGCTGCAGGGGTTGACCGGGGATCACGGCCGCCCGCTGGGGCTGCGGCACACGCACACCGTGGTTCCGCTCTCGCTGGAGGCGGCTGCGCGGGCGGTGCTCAACAACGCCTTCGATGCGGCAGGTGCGACCAACACGTGGGCCGTCACCTCGCAGCTGCTGCTCAACCCTTGGCTGAAGCAGACGGCATAAGGCGATGGTCGCGCGCTACACGGCGACCGTCATCCGTGCGCCCGGCAGTGTGCCGCGACGTGCGGGCCGCACCTGGCCGCTCGGGGCGACGGCAGCCGAGGGCCTCGGCGCCGAGCAGCTCGCCGCGCTGCGGCATACGCGGGGGTACAGCTTGATGGATATCCAAGAGTGCGCGCCCCAAGGGCGCGCCGTCATTGCCGGCGATGGACCGCCTGGCGGGGACGGCGGCGATGCGCAGGCCGGAGCGCCTGCGCCCGCCCCGGATCCGGCTCCGCGTTCCGCGCGACGCAAGCGCGTTGCGGCTGACGCATGAGCTGGGCGAGCGTCGAGGACATGCTCGCGCGATTCAATCGCGACGAGCATCCGGAGCTTGCGCAACTCACCGGCGCCGCCGGGGGGTTGGTTGACGAGTCCGCGGTGCAGGCGGCGCTGGACGTGGCCGCCAGCACGATCCGCGCGCACCTCGGTGCGCGAGCGATGCCGGGCGCGCAGAGTGATCCGGCTCTGCGCGAGATCCAGTGTGATCTGGCCCGCTGGAATCTGTACCGGGACGATGTGACGGATCGCGTCCAGCAGCGCTATGAGGCGGCGATCAATACGCTCAAGGCGATGGCGAAGGGCGAGCAGCAGGCGGGCGCTGCCGATGCTGGCGACCCCGGTGGGCTGGTGGCGGTGATGATCTCCGGCATCGACCCGGCCGCGACGACGCCGCGTCGCCGCGGCTTTTAACCGGAGATTGCGATGGGCGATGTGTTGATCGGGACGTCCGTGCGTGCGGGGCGTGGGCGGGCGCGCACAGGTCGAGGTGAGTGCGACGGACCGCAAGGCGGACTTGTTCCGGCTCGCCGCGACGCTGTAACGACCTGTCTGGATTACATAACCCCGATTAGCTGCCCCCCTGCCCCGCAACGCCGATACTGTCGGCCATGACCTCGCACCCCCCATCGTCCAGCATCTCGGCGCTGCAAGGCGCCATCTGCGCAGACCTCGGCGCACTGCCCGGCGTTGCCACCTGTCAGCCCTATGCCGGTGAGCTGCAAGAGTCCGCGCGCGCGACCCTGCGCGTGCCGGCGCTGCTGGTGCTGTTGACCCGCTTGCGGGTGCTGGATGATCCCGGTACGGGGGAGGTGCTCGCCAGGACCTATTGGTCGGTGTTCGCGTGCGTGCGGCATGCCGGCGGCGAGGAGGCGCGCGGCGCCTTGGCATGGGCGCTGGCCTCGGAGGTCCTGCTGCGCGCGCGTGCTAACCGGTGGTGGGTTGCGGGAGTGTCGCCGGCGCTGCTCGCGGCGCCGAGCCGCCTCGTCGAGGACGAGGCCGGCGCCGTGCCGCTTTGGGCGCTTGAGTCTCACGGCGTTGCGGTGCGCGAGGTGCGCTGGACGCACGACGTGCGCATCGGCGCCTCGGACTGGGACGGTGCGGGTCTGGCCCCGGCCGAAGTGTGGCTGGGCATCGCCCCGC